GCGGATCGGCGCAATGGGGCAAAACGGTCTCGGTCATTCAACCGGCGCTCGGCGCGTGGTTCTCTTATGGGCCGGTCGACGCTTTGGTCGTTCACCCGACGGGTTCGGCGGCGACCGAATGGGTGAACAATAAATGGTTGCCGATGCGGCGATCTGCGCCCGATTTGCGGCGCGTGTTCGGCGCATCGCGCGGCGAGAACCGCGACACGATGTCAAACCAAGAGACCTTAGCGCGGACGGGCTCGCTCAAAGTCGCCTCGGCCGGATCGCCCGACGATCTGACCGGCACCTCGCGCAAACTCGTTATTCTCGACGATCTGGCGAAGTTCGAGCAAACCTCCAAGGGCGATCCCGAGGCATTGGCCGAAAGTCGCGCCTCGGGCTTTGAAGATGCGAAGATCTTGCGGGTCTCGACGCCGTTGATCAAAGGCACCTGCCGGATCACACGGGCGTGGGATCGCTCGGATCAACGGCTTTTCTATGTGCCTTGCCCGCATTGCGGACATGAAGCGCCTTTGACATGGGAAAACTTCAAGCGCTCGCTTGATCCCGAGCGGCTGCATTCGGCGCATTTCACCTGCGATGATTGCGGGTGTGCGATCGGCCATGAGCACAAAGAGGCGATTGTTGCGCGCGGCCGTTGGGTGGCGACCAATCCGGGCGGCGATCATCCGGGCTTTCACCTGTGGCGGGCCTATTCGACGTTTCGGGATTGGGCCTCGATCGCGGTCGATTACGCACGGGCGATGGGCTGGCGCAACGTCTCGACCTCTGTGACGGCGGATGCGCTTGCGGCGACCGTGGAAGCGGAGACCGAGCAAACGTTTTACAATGACGTTGCGGGCCTGCCGTATGAGATGGCAACCGCTGGGCCGGATTGGGAAAAGCTGCGCGACCGCGTCGAGAATGCCGCCGAGGGCGATGTGCTGCCTCGGTCGATCGTTCCGGCGCGCGGGGTTATCCTGACGGCGGGCGTCGACTGCCAAGGCGATCGGATCGAGGTCGAGATCGTGGCGCATGGACGCGATCGGCAACGGTGGATCGTCGACTATCTGGTGATCCCGCATGAAATCTCGTCGCAAGAGGGGCGCGACGCGCTCGACGCGCTTCTCAAGGCACATTGGCGCACCGAGCGGGGGCTGAAACTGCCGCTTGATATGCTGGCGATCGACGGCGGCACGTTCACCGATGACGTTTGGTCGTGGGCGCGGCGGCATCCGTGGGGCCGCGTGATTATCGTCAAAGGGAGCAACTCGCAAAACGGGCCGATCATGGTCCCGCAACGGTTCGACCGTCGACCGGGGGTCAAAGAGCGCAGCAAGGCCGCGCAAAAGCGGGCGTGGATGCTCAACGTCTCGCAAATGAAGGGCGAGCTTTACGACAAGTTGCCCAAGGAAGACCCGAGCGAGCGGGGCTTCGTGCATATCGCGCGGGGCCTTGGCGACGAGTGGTATCGGATGATCACGGCCGAGGTGCGCACGCTAAAACGTGGGGTGTCGGGTGTGATGATTTCGCGCTGGGAGCTGGTCGAGGCCACGCGCCGAAATGAGGCGCTTGATTGCACAAACTACGCTGAGGCGGCGGCACTGCGCAAAGGCTGGTCGAGTATGACCGCCGAGCAATGGGACGCGCTCGAGGTGGAACGCTCGGCGGCTCCTGCCGAGGGGCAGGGCGATTTGTTCGATGCGGTGATCTCGGTCGCCGCAGGGCTGGCCGCGCAACCGGCTGAAAGCGCGCCGCCGCCTGTCTCCCCGTCCGCTCCTAAGGCGGTCTCGGCTCAAAAGCCGGTGCCGCGCAAGCGCCCGAAACAGGGCGGCGATTGGATCAACAGAAAGGAAAAATGGGTATGAGCACGTTTAACGCGGCGCAACTTGCCGCCTTGAAAGAGGCCGTCGCGTCGGGCGTGCGGTCGGTTTCGCACGGCGGCAACACGGTCACTTATAGCTCGACCGATGAAATGTTGCGGACGATCGCACGGATCGAGCGCGAGCTCGGCCTCGGGGCAAATCGTCGTCGGGTCTCTTATCCCGCCTTCTCGAAAGGCGTTTGATCATGACGATCCTCGATAAGATGATCGGCTTTGTTAGCCCGACGGCCGAGCTTCGCAGGGTGCGGGCGCGCATGGCGTCCAATGTCGCGCGCCGCGTGCTGGCGAATTATGATGCGGCGACGGTTGGCCGTCGGGGCAAAAGCTGGAAGGTCTCGGCCACGGATGCGGACGGGGCCGCCGCGCGCCGCCAACGCCTTGCGTGGATCTCGCGCGATATGATCCGCAACACGCCTTTCGCGGCGCGCGCGCAACACGTCATCGCGTCGAATGTCGTTGCGGCGGGGATCTTGCCCAAAGCGGTATTCCCTGCCGACTCGCCCCTCGCGATTGAGTGGGAACGCGACGTAAAGCGCCATTTCGACAGCTCGTCGATCGACGCGGACGGGCAATCGACGCTCTACGGTTTGCAAAAACTTGCCGTTATGGCGGTTGTGGATGCGGGCGAGGTTCTGGTGCGTCGCCGCCGCCGCCGCAATTCTGACGGCTTGCCGCTGCCGTTCCAGATCCAAGTGATCGAGGCCGATTTTCTCGATACCGCGAAAGAGGGCGCGACCGATCGAGGCGGGATGATCCGCGAGGGGATCGAGTTCGATCGTCTAGGGCGGCGCGTTGCCTATTGGCTGTTTGATGAGCATCCGGGCTCGACCTCGACGATCTTGCGGCGCGGGGGCGCGTCAAAGCGCGTTGCTGCCTCTGAGATCATTCATATCTACCGACAGGATCGACCGGGCCAACGGCGCGGGGTGTCGTGGTTTGCGCCCGTCGCACTGGCCTTGCAGGACTTTGCCGACAACCAAGACGCAAAACTTATGCAGCAAAAGATTGCGGCCTGTTTCGCGGCGTTCGTCGTCGACCTCGACGGCGGGTCCGAGGAGGTCGTCGGGGGTGGGGCCGTCGAAGATGATCCGATTTCGAGCATTCAACCGGGGGCCGTCTATCACTTGGACGGGACGCAAGAGGTCAAGTTCGCAACGCCGCCCTCGGCCGATGGGTTCGACGAGTTTTCTCGGGTGGTGTTGCGCTCGGTCGCGATGGGGCTGGGCATCACTTATGAATCGCTGACGGGGGATCTCTCGACGGTGAATTTCTCGAGCGCGCGGATCGGGCGCTTGGAAATGAATAGGAATGTCGAGGCGTGGCAATGGCACATGGTCGTGCCGCAAATGCTCGAAAAAATTGCGCTTTGGATGCTCGAGGCATGGGCGATGAAAAGCGGCCGCGCCGAGGTGCTCGACGTGGTCGTGACATGGTCGCCGCCGCCTTTGACCATGGCCGATCCGAGGCTCGAGGCTGCGGCCGCGAAGGGTCGTCGCGCGCTTGGCTTGACCTCGCGCCAAGGCGAGCAACGCGCGCTCGGGTTTGATCCCGACGAGGTTCACCGCGAGCAACTCGAGGATCTGGTGCGCGACGCGGAGCTCGCGGCCGCAGCGCCCAAACCTGACACCACAGACACGCCAGAAAAGGGGCAAACGGATGAGTGAGATCGAGCTTTACGGGACCGTTGGCGGTTCGTTTTGGGATGAGGAGTGTTTCTCGCCGCGCACGGTGCGCAGTCTCTTGCAAGGGCTCACAGGCGATTTGACGGTGCGGCTCAACTCGGGCGGCGGGATCGCCTCGGATGGGCAAGCGATTTACACGATGCTGCGCGATTACTCGGCCACGGTTGGCCGCGTGACGGTGGTGATTGAGGGGGTTGCGGCCTCTGCGGCCTCGTTGATCGCTATGGCGGGCGACGAGATCGTGATGCGGCTCGGGTCGTGGATGCTGATCCATGATCCCGCGCAAGCGATTGTCTTTGATGCGCGCGGCACGGCCGAGGATCACCGCGAGATTGCCGATTTCCTCGACACGCTCGGCGACAATTACGCGGACGTTTACGCGGCGCGGGCGGGGATCACGCGCGAGGAGGCGCGAGCGATCATGTTGGCCGAGACGGTCTATCTCGGCGAGGCGGCGGTCGCGGCGGGGTTCGCGACGTCGACCGATAACGGGATCGAGGCGCAAGAGCCTGCCGCGTTTGATTATCGAGTTTATGCCAATGCGCCCCAGATCGGGCGCGTCGGGTGTGAAGGTCGCGGGGCAAATCCGCGACGTGTTGCCGCTGTGGCGATGATCGCGGGCGAGACTGCCCGCATGAATATGGGAAAAACAAACATGCCGAATACACAAATCCAAGAGCCCCCCGTGGTCGCAGATCCCGCGATCGCGGCACCGAGCGCCGCGCCGGTTGCGCCCGTCCCACCTGTGGCCGCGCCCGATGCGACGTCTCAAGGCGCGGGTGCTGCGCCGGTGGAAATGTCGGGCGGTGACGTCGCGCGGCTGTTCTCGATCGGCGGCCGCCTCGGGGCGACAACCGCGCAAATCAGCGCGGCCATGAGTGCGCATCCTCGCTCGTTCACAATGGCGCTCGATGTTCTCTCGGAGACCTTGGCGGAGGTGGCACCGCCGCCGATGATGGGCCGCCAAACTTCGCGGGTGCTGCGCGATGAGCAAGAGACCCGCCGCGCGGGGATGACCGACGCGCTCGCGGCGCAAATGATGCGCCAAACGCCCGATGCGCGCGCCATGCCGTTCATGCAAATGTCCATCGTCGAAATGGCGTCGCAGGCGAGCGGCTACTCTGGCCCGCTGCGCACCGCCTCGGATCGTGTGCGCGCGTTGGAAATGGCCGCGCATTCGACCTCTGATTTCCCCGCGGTCTTCGAGAATGCGGTCAATCGCACCTTGCTTGCGGCCTATGAGGCGGCAACCCCGACTTATCAGTCGATCGCGATGCGCTCCGATTTTAACGATTTCCGCCCGCACGCACATGTGCAAATCGGCGAGTTCCCCGCGCTCGAGCGCGTCGGCGAGGGTGGCGAGATCAAGTTCGGGACCGTGGGCGAGAGCAAAGAAACGGCGGTGTTGACTGCTTATGCGCGCGGGCTTTCGTTCTCGCGTCAAATGCTGATCAACGACGATCTCGGCGCGATCGCGCGGGTGATTGCGGGATATGGCTCGACGATCCTTGATTTCGAGGAGCAAACCGCTTGGGCCTATTATCTCTCGGCCAAGCTGGCAGATGGGAAAGACGTTTTCCACGCGAGCCGCAACAATCTCACGACTCCGGGCGGTGCGATCACGACTGAGGCGCTCGACGTGGGCCGCGCGAAGATCCGCAAGCAAACCCGCCTTGATGGCGAGCGTAAGGTGCCGACAAACTTCGTCCCGTCGATCCTTGTGTGCGGTCCGAACCTTGAGGGCGAGGCGATGCGGCTCTTGACGCCGGTGGTCGCGTCCGAGGCGAGCAACGTCAACACGCACGCGGGGCGGCTTGAAGGCGTCATCACCAATGAGATCGCGGGGAATGCGTGGTTCTTGTTTGCCGATCCGAACCGTCCGGGGGCCGAGGTGTTCACCTATGGCTATCTCGACGGGGCGACGGGGCCGCGTTTGCGCACCGAGGAAGCCTTCGGCCGCCAAGGCTTTGCGATGACGGTCGAGCACGATTTCGGGGTCGGCGCGGTCGGCTATCGCGGCGCGTATAAAAACGCAGGGCAATAATCCGGCCGATCTGCTGGTTTTCGATCTGACCCCATGGGGGGCGGATCACGGGGCCGAGGCGTTTCGCCTCGGCTTTTTCTTTGTCGCAATCAAAAGGGGTTTTCCTATGCGCAACTATATCTCAAGCGGGGCAACGATTACCGCAGTGCTAACGGCGGCCGTCGCCTCTGGGGGCGGTGTCGTTCTCGGCGATCTGTTCGGGGTCGCAAACACCGCAGGCGACGCGGGCGAGACGGTCGAGCTCGAGACCGTGGGCGTCTTTTCTCTGCCCAAAGTCGAGGCCGAGGTTTGGACCTTCGGCGCGCCGGTTTATTTCGATCCGGTGGATCTGGTCGCGACCATTGATCCCGATCGGGATTCGGTGGGTGACACGCTGGCGGTGTTGATCGGCCATGCGGTTGACGTCTCGCCGCCCGGCGCGGGCGTTGCGACCGGCGCGGTCCGGCTTTCGATCTAATGCGGGCGGCCTTTCCTGACCCGTGGCAGATACCGCTCGGCGAATGGGCGGGCGAGGCTGCTTTCATTCTCGGCGGGGGGCCGTCTCTCGCCGAGGTTGACGTCGAAAAGCTACGCGGGCGCGGGCGGGTGATTGCCGTCAATAACGCGGGATTCGACGTCGCCCCTTGGGCCGATGTGCTCTATTTCGCGGATGGTTGGCACCGCTGGCTCGGTTGGAATGTCGACCGGCTGCCCGAGTTTAAGGGCGAGCGGATCGTCACGCGGGCGCGGCTTTCACCTATGCCGGATGATCCGCGTTTGCGGCGGGTTAATTGGACCTATCCCGAGTGCGCGCACGCGGTCGACGGGCGCGGTGTTTCGGGCTTTTGCGGGGGTGGCAATGCGATCTCCCTCGCGTGGCAACTCGGCGCATCGCCGATCGTGCTTCTCGGCTTTGATATGCGTCCCGGCAATTATCATTCCGCGCACAAGCTGCCGCCGAAACCGGGGCAACACGCGGCCTCTTTTATTCCGGCAATCGAGCGCATGGCAAAAGCGATGCGCGGGGATCGCCGCCTTGTTGTGAATGCGACGCCGCGCTCGGCGCTGCGCGCGTTTCCGCACGTCGATCTCGAGGAGCTTTTGAACATGGACGATCTGACCGCGCTCAGGCGCGATATTCCGCGCGAGGTGGTGACCGATGATTGACCTCGACAAGCTGCTCTATCGGCACAGTGCGCGGGTGTGGGGTTCGGTGACACGGATCACGCTCAAAGACGGGGCGGCGCATGACGTGGCCTTGATTGATCGCACTGAGGGCGTCGAGCAATCGCGCGGCGGGGTCGAGCTCGGGACGCTCGAGCCTGCGGCCGAGATCCTGACCTCGAGCCTTGCCGCACTTGGCCTTGCGCGGGCGGATCTTGTCAACGCGCGGTTTCAGCTCTCCGGCCGCGCGTGGCGGGTGGTTTCAACGCAAGGCGTGCAAAGCCCTGCGGGTGAGGTCTCGGCGATGCTGTTTCTGATCGAGGCCCCGTGATGGACCGGCGCGAGGCTATTTTAGAGCGGCTCGTCGCGATTGCCGATGCGTTGCCCGGTGTCGCGGCGGTGCTGCGCAATACGCCCAAACTCGACGACACGGCGCGACCGGCCGTCGTCATCCTCGACGCCGACGAGGCGGTCGAGACCGCGCCCGAGGGGCCGCGCCGATCGGCGGGCGGCCCGATCCTGATCGCGATGACGCCGCAAGTGTTCATCCACGCCACGGGCGAGGGCGAAAACGCGGGTCCAATCGTCAACCAATGGCGGGCGGCATGGCTCAAAGCCGTGCTCCTCGATCCTGTTTTGAAATCGCTGGTCGGGCCAAACGGCTCGATCCGCTACGCGGGCGCGGCCACCGGCTTCGGTTGGGGCCGCGAATACCGTGGCGAGATCGGGATCGAGATCGCCTTCGTCTACCCTCTCAACCTCTCTGATCTTTGAAAGGATCTTCTCACATGGCCTCTAATCCACTCGACCTCTATATCGGCAAGGGCATTTTGTCCTTTACGCCTGCCGGTGGGCAAAAGCGCGATCTTGGCGAAGTTGATAGCTTCTCTGTGACGCCCGCCCTCGAAAAGCTCGAAAAGAAGGGCAACCGCTCGGGCGTTAAATCGACCGTGCGCACGGTGATTGTCGAGAAATCGGCGACCTTCTCTTTCGTCATGTCCGAGTTTTCGGTCGAGAATTTGGCGCTGGGGATGCTTGGCACGCTCGACACGGCCGGCACGACGATCGACATTTTCGCAAACTCCGAGGTGCGCGGCGCGCTCGAGTATGTCGGGACGAATGACATCGGCCCGCGCTTTACCGTCGTGCTGCCGAACGTCTCGATCGTGCCGCAAGGCGAGGTCGGGTTCATCACCGATGAGTTCGGGACGCTCGAGGTGTCGGGCGACGTCAACCTTGATGAGAATGGCTCGTTCGGGACCGTTGTTAAAACGCGCGAGGGTCAATAATGGCGGGTCTTATTGAGCTTTCCGATCTCGTCGAGACGATCACGATCGGGCGCAAATCCGTGCCGGTGCGGGGCCTGTCTGCGGCGGGCATCGCGTCCCTGCTTGGGCGCTTCCCCGAGATCCGCAAAATGCTTTCGGGCGGCAAGGTCGAGATCACGGTCGAGACGGTCGCCGAGCTGGGGCCGCAAGTGGTTGCCGCGATCCTTGCCGATGGGCTCGAGATCGACGTCGAGCTCGCGGCAAAGCTGCCTGCGGGCGTCCAGTTGGATGTGCTTGAGGCGATGGTGCGCCTGACAATGCCGGGCGGTCTTGACCCTTTCGTCGATCGCCTCGCCGCAATGATGGGCGGCTGCGGCCAAGGTCGATCGGGCGCGGCGCTGGCGACGAGCTCGCCGAGCTGATCGAAAAGCTGATTTCGGCGGGCCATGCGCCCGCCGATGTTTGGGGCTACACGCCGCGCCGGATTGCCGGATTTTGCGCCTATCTGGATCGTCGCCGATCGGCGGAGGCGGCGGACGCGCTGGCCTTGGCGTTCAATGCTGCCAACGGCAAGCCCGACGAGATCAAGCGACAAATCAAGGACATGAGGGGCAAGTGAATGTCGGGCCTGAAATATGCGTTTGCGAGTGTGCGCGGCGAGCTCGAGGCGGCGCTCGCCGCGATTGAAAAGCCGATTGCGGCGGCGGCATCTGGCGCGATGCGTGAGGCGGCGGATCTGGGGAAGGTGAAGGCGCGCGAGGCGATTGCGGCGGCGGGGTTCTCGCGCAAATGGCAAAACGCGATGCGGGCCGATGCTTTCCCAAAGCGCGGCGTCGATTCAACCTCGGCCGCAGCGGTCCTGCGCCATACGATCCCTTATGCGAGCGTCTTTGCGGAGGGCGCGACGGTCTCGGGGCGGCCTAATCTTTGGGTTCCGCTCTCGACGACGCCCAAAATCAACGCCCGCGAAAAGCTGACGCCGAAAGCCTTCGTGGGCGCGTTCGGGCCGTTGTTCTCGATGCGCAATGCCGCAACGCCTGTTTTGGCCGCGCGGCTCTCGGTCTCGAAATCCGCCGCAAAGCGCGGGGCTCCCTACAAAATCACAAAGGTGGCGCTCAAACGCGGCGCGCGGCGCGAGGGGATCGTGCGCGCGGTGCCGGTGTTTATCGCCCTGCGCAACGTGACGATTCCGCGAAAGTTCGATCTCGAGCCTGCCTTTGCCTCGGCGGCCGATGCGCTGCCCTCGCTTTACGCGAAACACCTTAAACCCGAGGATTTTTAACAATGGCCGCAAAAACCATTAAACAACGGATCGCCCTCGACGGCGGCAAAGAGATCCTCGCGACGCTGCAAGGCATGGGGAAAGAGGGCGAGGCCGCGTTTAAAAAGATCGAGGCCACGACTAAGGCGGCGTCGGGTCCGGGGGCCAAGCTCTCGGCCTCGATCGCAAACCTGCGCTCGAAGTTTGGTCAGCTTGAAAAGGCGGCGAGGCGCGTGCGCGATCGGTTCGGCGGGATGCGCGACGCGGGCGGGCGGCTCGGGGCGTCTTTGTCGAACATTGGCCGCAACGCGGGCCTGTTGACGGCGGCGATCGGGGCCACGGTCGCTGGTCTGGTCGCGTTCACCAAGGGCGGGACCGAGGCGGCGGACGCGGCGGATAAACAAGCGGCGGCGCTCGGCCTGACGATTGACGAATATGGCCGCCTGCAATTCGCCTTTGAACAAGGCGGGGTGGATGCGGAGAAATTCGCCGGTGCGATGACAAGGCTCAACGTCAAACTCGGCGAGCTGAAGGAGGGCAATAAGAACGCCGCCGAGACGTTCAAGGCGCTTGGGGTGCGCGCGCTCGATGCGGGCGGGAATGCCAAAAGCGCCGAGGTGATCTTCGGCGAGATCGCGAATAGGTTCGCGTCTATGCCCGATGGCGCCAAGAAATCGGCGCTTGCGGTCGAGTTGTTCGGGCGCACCGGCGCGGCCTTGATCCCGACGCTGAACGATGGGGCGGCGGCGCTGCGCGGTTTGGGGGAGGAGGCCGAGCAACTCGGTTTGGTCTTTACCGAGCAACAGGCGGCAACCTCTGTTGCGTTCAACGATAGCTTAAACCGATTGAAGCGTTCGGCGCTTGGCCTGCGCAACCAACTCTCGATCCTGTTCGCGCCATTTCTGACCGAGGCGAGCGACGGGCTTGTCGCGGCGATTGCCCGAAACAAAGATGCGATTGTTGACCTTGCAAGCAATGCGATCTCAAAGGCGATCCCGATCGCGGAGGATTTTCTAGCGGTCCTGACTGGGCGCGACGCTGACGTTAAAAACTCTTGGGTGCTCGAGCTCAAGGCACAAGTGATCCAGTTCGCGGAGGCGGTTCAAAACGCGATTAGCGGGGTGATCATCCCCGCGTTTGACGCTCTGAAACTTGCGGGCGAGGGTGTTGCGGCGTCGTTCAACGGTCTCTTTGGCACGGATTTCTCGGGCCAAGAGATCTTGATCGGCGCGGCGCTGCTCAAACTCTCGGGGATCTTGGGTGTCGTCACCTCGGCGGCCGGTTTTGTGGTTGGCGCAATCCGGCTGCTCGTCGCGGGGTTTGGGTTGATCGCGCCCGCGATTGCGGTGTTCGCGTCATTGGGGCCGGTTGTTCTTGCAGGGGTTCAAGCGGTCGGCGCGGCGATTGCCGGATTGATCTCGATCCCTGCCTTGATCGTGGCGGCGGTGATCGGAGCCGTCGCTGCGGTTGTGATCTATTGGGATGAGGTTAAGGCCGCGGCTGCGGTTGCGTTCGAGTTCCTCGTCGCGGGCGCATCCCTGATCGGCGGCGCGTTCTCCTCGGCCTTCGGGGCGCTGATCTCGATCGCCTCGGCGGCGTGGTCTTTGATCGTCGAGGGGGCGAGCGCCGCGTTTAACGGCGTTCTTGCCCTTGCCGAGACGATTGGCGCGGGCGCGCTGAATGCGTTCTCGGCGCTTGGATCTGCGGCGTCAAATATCTGGCAGGCGATCTATGAGGCGGCGGCGATCGCGTTTCGGGCGGTTGTCGGGGCGGCCTCGACGTTGGGGTCGAGCGTGGCGTCAAGTTTCCGCGCGATCCTTGACGCGGCGGTCGCGATATGGCGCGCGATCTATCAGGCGGTTGCGACCGTGTGGCGCGCGGTTTCCGAGGTCGTCGCGGGCGGGTTGACCGGCGCTTTCTCGATCGTTCGCGATATGGCGCTCGGGATCTGGTCGGCCTTCCGCGATGCGGGATCGGCGGCGGTCGAGTTTATCTCGCGACAGGTCGGGCGGCTGGTTTCGGCCCTGCGCTCGGCGCGTGATCTGTTCCGATCGTCGTCGTCGGGCTCGGGGTC